TTAAAAAGCACAGCGCGGGCTGGAAGAGAAGACGGGAATAAAAATAAAATCGGATAGGCCACGAAGTTAAATTTTTTCAAACTGGGAAGACATATCAAATTTCACGTAATAATGTAATTTTATAAAAACTATATATATAACAAGGACTTGCCTTTTTTTAATCAGTTTTGTAAGTCATTGATTTTGCAGTAATAATACGTCCTATTGACAAAGTTAACCGAGCTAACTCATTGATTATATTATTTTAATACGTAGTCACGTAATTTTGGTGCTGACATCGTCAGCTTTTACGTAATAATACAAACACGCATAAACATGTAGCCACGAAGTTAACTTCGTTATAACTCCCCCTCACCTACTCTTTACTATTACGGTCATAGTTTTGTGGCCACAAAATTTGGACGAAAAAAAAGGCCCGAGTGATTAATTTCACTCGGGCCTAAGTTTACTTAGTTAACTTCGTGTTATTGCTTCGCTTGCTTTTCAACCGCTTCAAAGTTTTCTTTTACATAAACTAGGGTCGCTAGGCTTTGCGCTTCCATGCCTTGAACCCAATCTTTTAAAGTTTTTCTAAGTTTAGTTATGCCTTTGCTTTCGGCCTTAGCGTTGGCGCTTGCTTCCAACTTAGCGCGCTTCTCAATCTCGGCTTGAATTTTCAAGGCGCGTTTTAGGCTTTGCGCGTCCCCGTTTTTAGCTAAGACAATCTTTTCCGCTTTTAACTTAGCGATAGGCGCGTCCGCAAACTCGGCGCGGGCTTTCGCGTTCGCTTCGGCGGTTCGGCTTTTCGCTTTCGGCTTTTCTAGTCCAAACGCGGTGGCCATTGTTTTTCTAACTTCGGTTAGTAGGTTCTGAGCTGATTCAACGCTGATTTTTCTACGCGCCACTATCTCGCGTTCGGCATAATTAAACTGAGCCGTCCAATCTTCAAACGTTGGCACAGTTCCGAGTGATGACGCTAACATCTCGGCCGTCATGTAAACCGCTTCCGCCTTTTTAATCCCCGCGTCATACGCGCTGATCGCGCTTGTCACAATCTCATTTAATTGTGATTTTGTGACGTCACTAAGTATAACTTCTTTTACTGATACGTCACGACCTTGCTTCGTTGATGCTTTAATTACTGTTTTAGTTTGATTCTTTTTCATGATAGATAGTCCTTATAAAGTTTATAAAATACCAATCACTTTCGCGATTGATAACAGCATTATAGCGTAAAAAGCTGACAATGTCAACTAAAACGACCCCACGCTACCCCTATGACCCATTTTTTAAATAGGAGTCCCATTCCGCCAGATGCATTGAGACTTGCATAAACGATATGATATTTTTTAAAAAATAGAAACCCACCCCCTATCAAAAGAAAAGGGCAATTCAAAAAAATTTTTATAAAAAATTTAAAAAAAAACGGGTTAGATTGCTTTAGGGTCGAAGTTGTATAACTCGGAGTAGACGTCTTTGATGCGGAGAAACTTAGGACCATGCTGATCAAAGTCATCGTCGCCTCTTACATATAAGGCTAGATGCACCATCTCATGGAGAAGGGTTTGGAAGATTGTAATGAAGTGCCCACAAGAACCAGAACTTATTTGAATTTCCATCTCATGTTCATCAAAACACCCATAGATGGTAGGGTCTTTAATAACTTTAAATCTAACTTTAGAAGATTTAGGCATCGGCAGGGTATTAAATGGCGCCATTTGACATGCCATGTTATAAAGTATCTCTAGATTCTTAGAAGTAAGAGTAGTTTTCATAACTCATTGTACCAAAAAAGCACTTGATTAATATAACAATTTACTATATATTGGCCGCAATAGCTGCAAATAAATTTCTAGGATGTAAACAGCGACATTTTATGGCATTAAAGATCATACCAGAAACAAATAAACCCCTGCCTGACGACTTTGAGTCGGAAGAACCTACAACATTTGATAAAAAAGTCAAGGTTGCAGCTGCAACAGCTAAAGTATTAGTAGAAGGCGGTGCAGATATTCCTGTTTCATCACAAGAAAAGCAAGAAGCTGCTGAAATATTCAAAGAATTTACAAATCCTGACTCAGAAGCTAAAGCAAACGCATCAATTACTAAAGCTTTACAAGTTCCGGCTACAGTTCAGCATCTATTTATGATGTTGTCGGACTATGATCATCAAGTTGTACAAGAAGCCGTCCAGTTGAGACGGTTTGTTACAAATAAACTTATAGAAGATGCAGGATTATCAGATCCAAGACATAGATTGAAAGCACTAGAACTACTAGGTAAGATATCTGATGTAGGATTGTTCTCAGAGAAGACAGAAATTACAGTTAAGAATTTAAGCCAAGAAGATTTACAAGCACAAATTAAAAATAAACTATTTAAAATTCTTGGTAAGACCGCCGCAATCGATACATCATTTGAAATTATCGATGCAGTTAATGTAACAGAAGCAAAAGAATAACATGCCTATAGATATAGCTGGCATCACTGATGCTGATTTAGATACAGCACTAGCTAATATAGGAGTTTTACCTCCGCATGAACAGCAACAGTTATTAGCTGAATTAAATGAGTTAGAAAAAACTCAAGCTATTGAAAAAAGACAAGGAACATTTTTAGAGTTTATTGACCATGTGTATCCAGGATATAAAGTAGGGAATCATCATCGTAGACTTGCTAAAATATTTGAAGCGATTGCTAACGGCGAAAAGAAACGAGTTATTGTTAACATTGCTCCGCGACACGGAAAATCCGAACTCATCTCATATTTGGCACCGGCTTGGTTTTTGGGTAAGTACCCACACAAGAAGATTATTATGGCATCTCATACAGCTGACCTTGCAGTTAACTTTGGAAGACGTGTTCGTAATCTTGTGGGTAGTGATGCTTATAAAGATGTTTTTCCTGACGTAGAACTACAAGCAGATAGTAAGTCTGCATCTCGTTGGGGTACTAATCATAATGGAGAATATTTTGCTATTGGTGTTGGTGGTGCCCTCGCTGGTCGTGGGGCTGATTTGTTTATCATTGATGATCCACATTCCGAGCAAGACGCCAAATTGGGACGAGCGGATGTTTTTCTGCCTGCTTGGGAGTGGTTTCAGTCTGGCCCAATTCAACGTCTTATGCCTGGGGGCGCGATCATTGTTGTAATGACTAGGTGGTCTAAGCTAGACTTGACCGGCCAAATAGTTAACCAAATGATAAAGCAAGACGGAGTTGACGATTGGGAAGTCGTTGAATTTCCAGCGATTATTGAAGACAAACAAGGTAACGAAGCTTCACTTTGGCCTGAGTTTTGGCCACTTGAAGAATTACAGGCAAAGAAGGCAGCACTAGATGTACGATACTGGAATGCTCAATACTTACAGAACCCAGTCTCAGAAGAAGGTGCCCTCATCAAGCGCGAGTGGTGGAAGATATGGGAGGACGAAGTGCCACCAAGTTGTGAGTTTACGATCATGTCTCTTGATGCTGCACAAGAAGCTAATACTAGAGCCGATTACAATTCGTTAACTACGTGGGGTGTCTTTTTTAACGAAGAGACCAATAATTATAATATAATACTACTAAATGCTATTAAGGAAAGACTAGAGTTCCCTGAGTTAAAAGAGTTAGTCTTACGTGAGTATAAAGAATGGGAACCCGACGCACTCATAGTAGAAAAGAAATCTAACGGAGCCGCTCTCTATCAGGAAATGAGGAGGATGGGTATTCCCTTAGGGGAATTTACGCCTGGAAAAGGTCAAGATAAGATTAGCCGCGTTAACTCCGTGGCAGATCTCTTCAGATCTGGTATAGTGTGGGCTCCTGATAAAAGGTGGGCACACGAGTTGATTGAGGAATGTAATGACTTCCCATCAGGTGCAAACGATGACCAAGTGGACTCTACCACTATGGCGTTAATGAGATTTAGACAAGGTGGGTTCATAAGATTACCTAATGATGAACCTGAAGATATACCAGGGTTTAGAAGTTCTAGGAATAAGTTGTATTTAGTTTAAGGATAAACATATGGCAATAGAAAAAGGTTTAAGTCAAGCTCCTCAAGGGCTACAAGAATTAGCAGAAGATCAAAATGCGCTTGCCATTGAGATTGAGAATCCAGACTCTGTCACATTAGATGATGGCAGCATGGAGATTACTATTACTCCAGGTAAAGAAGTTGATGATGAGTTCAATGATAACTTAGCAGAAGATATGGATGAAGGTCAGTTGACAGAGTTGTCAGGTGATTTAATTGGTGAATACGATGCCGATATTAATTCAAGAAAAGATTGGCTAACTACCTATGTAGATGGTTTAGAACTATTAGGTCTTAAAGTAGAAGACAGAACAGAACCATGGCCAGGTGCATGTAACGTGTACCATCCACTCATGACTGAAGCGCTAGTGAAGTTCCAAGCAGAAACAATGATGGAAACTTTCCCAGCTGCAGGTCCAGTCAAAACACAAATCGTTGGTAAACAAACTAAAGAAAAAGAAGACGCAGCAGAACGAGTTAAAGATGATATGAACTATCAGTTAACTGACTGCATGCCAGAGTATCGTCCTGAGCATGAAAGAATGTTATGGGGACTAGGTCTTGCTGGTAACGCGTTCAAGAAAGTCTATTACGATCCTAACTTAGAACGTCAAGTATCGATGTATGTTCCGGCAGAAGATATTGTAGTTCCATACGGTGCGTCATCATTAGAAATGGCAGAACGTGTAACACATGTGATGCGTAAGACTAAGAATGAGTTACGTAAACTTATGGTGGCTGGCTTCTACAAAGATGTAGATTTAGGTGAACCGTTCCTAGATGTAGATGAAGCAGAGAAAAAGATTGCTGAGAAGATGGGCTTCAACCCAACGGAAGATGATCGCTATAAGATTTTAGAAATGCATGTTAATTTGGATCTTGAAAATGGAGATTCAGAAGATGGCATAGCGTTACCATATATTGTAACTATTGAAAAAGGTACAGGCACAATATTATCTATACGTCGTAACTGGAACCCAGATGACAAGAAACAATTAAAACGTCAACACTTTGTACATTACGGTTACATTCCAGGCTTTGGCTTTTATTGCTTCGGCTTAATTCATTTGATAGGTGCCTTCGCAAAATCAGGTACTATGATCTTACGTCAACTTGTAGACGCAGGTACTCTATCGAACTTACCAGGTGGTATGAAGTCAAGAGGACTTCGTATCAAAGGTGATGACACACCGATTGCTCCAGGTGAATGGAGAGACGTAGATGTACCATCAGGTGCGATCCGCGATAACATCTTACCGTTGCCGTATAAAGAGCCATCACAAGTTCTTAATCAATTGATGAATCAAATCATTGAAGAAGGTAGAAGATTTGCTTCAGCTGCAGATATGAAAGTATCTGATATGAATGCAAACTCACCAGTAGGTACTACGTTAGCTATTCTCGAGCGAACTCTCAAAGTAATGTCAGCTGTTCAAGCGCGTATCCACTATGCGATGAAACAAGAGTTTAAATTATTAGCAGGCATTATTCGTGATTACACTCCTGAAGAGTATTCATACGAACCAGAAATTGGTGATAGACGTGCTAAACAATCTGATTATGATTGCTGTGAAGTTATTCCTGTATCAGATCCTAACGCAGCTACAATGTCTCAAAAGGTTGTGCAATATCAAGCAGTTATGCAAATGGCACAAGCTAATCCACAGATCTATGATCAAGTAGAATTGAATAGACAAATGTTAGAAGTATTAGGTGTTAAGAATATTGGTAAACTAATTCCAAATGCAGATGATAAGAAACCTAAAGATCCTGTATCTGAAAATATGGATATCATTAATGGTAAACCTACTAAAGCATTTATATATCAAGATCATCAAGCACACTTACAAGTACATATGGCTGCTATGCAAGATCCAAAACTCATGCAAATGATGAGTCAAAATCCTCAAGCACAAATGATTCAAGCTGCAGCGTTAGCTCATATTAACGAGCT